TTTGGTTTGCTCATAATAAAGGACTCTCCATTTCAGTCAATATGTCCTAAACAAATGCTCAAGGTGTCCCACGAACATTGTTCAACCCAATAGTATCCGATATAGGAGTATTTTTAGGGATCTGTCTAACCCACCAATCAAAAGTCCAAGTATCATCCACCTGTTGAACATATTCAGGGATAAAAGCATACTTTCTCATCTGCACAGCCAACGCTAAAGCCATAACACGATCATCATAAGGAGAACCGCTCATAGAACCCCGCTCATTACGAGTAAAAGTCCTCAACTCTTGCACCGTGTACTCATCGTACAAAACTAATTCACTGTTCTTTAATGCTTGAGCCAAATCGTCAATCATCAAAGGTTTAGATGTACGCGTAGTTTTCCAACCAAACTCTTGAGACATCCTATTAGATTCATTATTCAATGAACGCCTACGAAAAAGATTAGGGTAACCCAACTGTCTCAACTGTGTGATAGTAGTTAAACCATGATTGTTGCTCTCAACACAACATAAGGCGTTTCCATACCAGATACCTACGTTGTAAACTTCCCTTGCCAACTCATCAGGAGGAATCCGACCATGCCAGACAGCAACCTGCTCACCTTCTTTTACATCCACAACTTGAATACACGAATAATCTCCATGCCCAAGTCCTTCAGCCGTATCCACACCCAACGCATAACCACTCCACCTTTCAGGTTCTTTCCAGACTGTCAACATCGAAACTCTAAAACCTTCGGTTGAATCTCATATAAATAACCTGTCTTACCGCGTCTAAAATACTTAGACATAGCATCCAAAACATCAAGATCGAAGACAGGATTACCAGACCTAACAAATGCCTCTTCGGGACTTGTAGGGTACTCCTGTGCGAGTTGCCACGGTAACATCGCATCTTTCTTTCCTTCATACCATGCCTCATCCCTGTCCTCCGAAGCAGACCACGGAAAAAACATAGCATCAAATTTGTTGTTACCAGTTACAGAACCAGTCCAAAGATTATGAAAGAAATTCCCAGACCCATTAGCAGTAGACAACCCGATAATCCGACCACCAACATCAGCCACTGGCTCGATAGAAGCCCACGCCTCTTCAGGATTTGGAAGGAACGCCCATTCGTCAACCACAACCAACGAAGCCGACTCACCTCTAGCAGGATCGGATGCCGAAGGCATCGAAGTAATTTGCGAACCATTAGAAAACCCCATCTTCTGTTGATGTTCAATAAGAGATTGAGGACCCCGCTCCAAAAGCCAAGGCTCCAAATGTTTAAACCCATACTTAGTTTTCTTCAACAACAAAACCGACTCTCGCTCTGTACGCGACAAATCAATAATATTCTGGTCATCATGGAAAAAAGCGAGCCAAAACTGATGGGCGGCTACAAGAGTCGTCCATCCAATCTGACGAGCCTTTAAGGTGAGACTGTAACGGTTGTTCGCCCACCTATCGAGGGCTTGGGACTGTGCGTCCCGTAAATCAAAAAGGATACGACCATGAGCAGGATGAGCGATATGCCAATACTTACGTAAGAAATACGACTCATCCTTCTGACATCTTCTCCACTCAGCCTCTTGCCGTAATTCCGATAAACGTGCCATCTACACAAAAACTTCAACAAAAGCATCACATTGTGGGCAACTCAAATTAGTCACCATCTTGTAAGAATCATCCATAATCGCTGGTCTTAAATCGTCATCAAGATCATGGTCACCGCCCCAAATCAGTTCAGTGTTACAATGCCAACAATTCATATCTCACCCCGGATGATTACTCAAAAACTGTTCATATTTCTCTGGCGAATCCAAGATTATCGTAGTATACGAATAACTACCAGCATCATTCTTATCTTTTCCTAAAGTAACTGTAATGGCACCAATGAGAGTACCAATAGCAACAAGCAAACCCGTAATAGCGGCTATAAGTTTAATAGTTTTATTCATCTTCTAACCAAGCAACGAACGTAACGCCCGTGCTAATACCCCAACCATTAATGTCGTAAACATAATAAGACATGCTCCTATTCCTGCTATCAAATAACTCTCCATCCGGCTCCTCTTCAAAACTCACCGGCGCTTTTTTTTGTGAGTTACCTTCTGTCCAGTTTTCTTAGCATGAGCCTTAGCCGCAGAGCGACCCTTAGCCGTATATGAATAATGTTTCTTACCTACTTTAGGCATCTTCAACCAACCTTAAATACTGTACTTCAGCCTCCAACGCAGAAGCCAACTCCTCATCTGTAAAGGAAGCAATGTCCCGTTCATCGTCAATAACAAGTTTTCGTCTAGGAGTAAACTTCTCAATATATTGCAAATACAAAGAAGCCGCCTTCACATCCCCCTCGGAAGCCCTCTGCCAGAGCGAATCTATAACGCTCTGAACCCTTTCAGGGTTAATGTTCAGTTCCGCGGCTTTACGATCCCATTCCTTAATGAACCTATGGTCACGTTTAATGCGTCTAAGCGAATCTTCATGGATGTCATGCTCGCTAGCCCAATCGCGTTGCGTTCGCGGTCTGCGATCAGGTCCGTGTAGGAGCCAGTCTAAAAGTTCCTGCCACAAAGGTGGCATGACCTTTTCTCCAGACTCCTCGTCCCATTGCCATCCTTTACCTCCACCGTTCTGTGGCATTATTCGTCCTTTGATTCCCAGTCGCTAATAAGGTTAGACATCATAGTCATTGCGTCTTTAGGGTCTTTAAAAAGTTCCCTGACGCGGTTATCTTGAATTACAGCCCAGTGGAAGTAACCCACTTGGTCTAAGACCTTTTTGACTTCTACTTTTGTTCTGAGGTTGGTATTCATATGACATCTATTGTATGCGATAACTGTCCCATTCGGGTATCTATAAATTAGATAGTTGTATCTGTAATAACTGTGGGACAAACAGCACATACTATTGGGTGGTACTAAGTCTCATTGCCAATCACCCAAGATTGGCAATGGTACTAAGAACTCTTTCTAAGCACTTACGCATACAGACCGAGGTATATAAAACCGAGGACTGTCCCTTAGTATCTATACATACACACATGCGCACCCCCCACCCCCCCTTGGGGGGTGGGGGGCAGGGGTCGAGCCAGTCTGCACCCTAGCGTGCGTGTACTGCCTTCGGCAGTCGATTTTCCGCCCAAAAACAGCCAAATTCCTCCAGTGCGCGCGGTTTCGTGATCGCATTATGCCTGCCAAACCGTGCTACTGGGAGGGGTCGGCACCAGATCCCAAAACACAACTCTTGGGGGGAGTTCTTACGAACCCCCAAGAGTTGTGGGGTTGGCAAAATTTGACTGGGAGGTCAGATGAACGAAGAAATGATCACACGTATTGCAACAGTAGTTGCTGTCGCAATTGCCAATGAACTTGGCACACCTGTAAGTTCCGTAGGAACTGAGGAAGTGGCAACTAAGCCACGAACCCCGCGTAAGACTTCTACGAAGTCCGTACGCAGTTCGGCTCCGAAAATGACCAAAGCGGAGAAGAAAGCACACAACCGTAGGTTGTGGAATACGATCAATGGTCACACAAACTATGCGAAGAGCATAGTTGAAACTGATCCGACTAAGGCGCTTGAGAGCCTGCGCAAAGCAACTTCGTTGCTTCCTGAGGGATGGTCAATGCCTCGAAATGTGGAAGCCACGTATGCGTTACTCAATCAATAGATTGAGTCGATTTGGGTGTTTTCCCCCTCTAACTTGTTAGAGGGGGTAAAACACCCACTCTGAAATTCTGCAATACAAACACACGCACTAGGAGGTGCAAAATTATGAATACCGAATACACGCTGGCGATGGCGCTTAACCCTAACATCGACCTGCCCCGTACAGGCACACAGTACGACCTACCCCAACAGGAGCGCCTACGGGTGTACGGCTTGGGTTGTCTCTGCGATGCTCACACCTGTGAGTGTAACGTGGACAGACGCATGGACTTTGTGTCCATCTCGGACATCAAGGCATCCTTCCTCGCGGAGGTGCCTGTCCACGCTATGACTCCTTCGGAGTATGAGGCTTGGTTCGCTGAGTCTGAGGTGCTTGAGTATGAGTTGGCGGGGATACATACAGGTAACACGTATATGTACGGTGAAGCCTCTGACTCTGCTGTGACTCACACGCTTGTGGATGACATCTGCGAGCAGGATCTAGGCGAGTGGGAGGTGGCAGTATGAAGCAAGGACAAATGACACTAGAGCGCGGGCAGGACATGATCCTGTCCGCGTTGAATGGCAAGAATTAGCCGAAGCCTTACATGGGTACGCTTGCCCGTGTGTTGAATGTCCATCCTGATGTCGATACGACTTCGATCAGCGCGTTTAGCGCTGATGTGCGTGAGGTTTTGGTACGTTACGCACAGTTGTACATATGGGATCACAGGGATGTGTTCGGTGGTGCTATGCATTGGAAGGATGACTACCATGAGGTGTACGGGTGGGTGGCTTACACGCTGTGCATGGTGGACAGTGCGATGGAGCCTGAGTTTGAACTCATGTACGATTGCGGGTTCGAGTGTGGTGGCAACTGC